TTAACCAAATCCTTCTTCATGTTGAATAAATACACTATGCGCTCCTTTTCCGTCGCGGTAATAGAATTGCCCTTTGTATTCATATAACGTATTTCATTCTTCACATTTTTCAAAATAGTAATCGTCTTCTTTCGGTGGTCGTCAATCTTTTTAATGATGGAAAAAATATTCGTATTGTAAATAATAGGATATTGCATACGAATAGTTCGCGGAATCAAAAATTGATTGGTTTCTTTGATTTCCGATATTTTTTTCTCCACGTCAATCAGTTTGGTCTTCATTTTGGTATCTAATTCCTTCTTGTCAATGCAAAGTTTATCTTGTATTGCCTTTCTCTCTTCAATTGACATTCCCTTCTTGTAAAGTGAACGTTCCAAAGTAATGTCGTTAAATAATAAGATATATCCGCTAGTAAATTCTACCGATGATTGCAACTTGTCATATTGGTGGGCGGATATCTTGTGTGCCTCTGAAGCAGCATCCAACTTGAAATAATTTACCAACGCCAATAAAAAGGCAATCAGCGCATTGATCGAAGAGAGAAAGAATCCACCCCATGGATAATCCTTCACAACCGCGGCAACTACTGTAGCAGCCGTCGAAAGCAAAATCGCAGGCATCATCAACTTGTTCAATTGTTGCTCAGAATAATACTTGGCCTCCATATAAATCATCTTTTGACCCTTCAAATAACTTGCTAATATGTCAAGTGAAGAAGAGTGGCGATGATTTTCATCAAAATAATATTTATTGATGCTGTTTTCAACGTCATGATAGTTCAGACGCTTGTACAATTTCTTAACATGTTGACCTTGTGCGTTAGCAGTACTATCCTCGCTATCGCTTAAATCACTTCCGCTTTCTGCATAATATTTTTCACCATCCATCTCATTAATGCTTCTTCTGCTCGTTGATTTAAATGCGTTAAATGCATTCGACAATAATTTCATATTTTCTGTTGGTTCTGGTGTCCGCTGAGACGGAATTTCATCTGTAATATTGATTATAACTGCGTCTGATGATGACACCTCAACCGAAGTATTTTCATTTATTTGACTCATATATATCCCGTCCACAATTTTATTTTGTAGATATAGCGTATATGACTCAAACCCGGAAAAATGTTCCTTGGAAAGGATGGAAGAGAGAAAATCCAAGCGCTCGCCAGAGAACCCTCATGATGAAACGCTGTGGAAACAAATGCTTTCTAGGCCCCAATAAGTCCTTCCCCATATGTAAAAAAAATACATGCAAGGTAAGCAAGAAGGGCGTTTATGCTGCATATGTACGCGCCCGCCAATATCACCGGTATAAAATCTCAAAAAAAGCAAAAAGAATGCTACGTAAGTAATGTTGGACCTGTTTTATATTATATATCTACACATTAATATAGATACATAAATCTTTTTATAATATGCAATATCGTATACGTATTTTTTCATGTTTTTGCGATAGCACCCATGGTAAAAATGCCATAGAAATAATCTCCTTATTATCTCAAAAAAGTTATTATGGAAATGATAAACAAGTATACATTACAACAGGCGATGATTATACTCATGTTATAATTTGGAATACTGCCATGCCTGCCATACGAAATGATATACCCAAACAAAATGTTATTGGGTTTGCCTACGAACCAATAGTATATTTGGGCTTGTCTCCGGTATTTATAGAATATGCAAAAAAATACATTCATAAATATTACATTGGAGATGCTATGAATTTACCTGCACCTTTTATTGAAGGTAATTGCTATTTAACATATAATCCACCCTTGCAAAGTTTATCGCCAAAAAAACAACAAATGTCATTAATGATAAGTAATAAACAGCAACAACCAGGGCACCAATATCGTCATATACTTGCATCACAGATACTAAAAACCAACCTGCCTGTGGATATTTATGGTCGTGGATGTACATTCCCTGTATATAAAAATGATTCTAGAATCAAAGGAGAATTTAAACAATACGAACCCTATGATGGATATGATTTTCATATTTGTATTGAAAACGTTCAAAGCAATCATTATTTCAGTGAAAAAATAATCAATTCACTTTTGACAGATACCACTCCAATCTATTTGGGCTGTAAAAATATTGATACTTATTTTCCAAATAATGTTATTAATTTAACTGGAAATATCGAGCATGATATGAACCTAATACGCGATATTTGTATAAATCCTAATAAATATAGAAAACACATTGATGTTGTTGAAATAGAGAGAAAAGTATCATTACTTCACAATATTGAAGATTTGTATAATTAATTAGACCAACAAATAAAATTGAAATCTAAATATTTGAATCTTGTAATATATTAATACATGAAATCAATATATTATAGCTGGAAAAAAGCCCATGATCCAGACCCACAAAAGAATAACATGACTGATGGAGAAACATGGGGTCAGTTTGTAGATTTAGAGATAAATGACTATTATAACGACCGACATAAAATAAATAAACATACCAAATTGATAAAATATGAACCCTCTTTATTCACTATTCAAGAAAACACCAACGTAGTAAATATTCAATCAAAAGTTATCATATACGACTCGTCATACATGCTTATATTATCGATGAGTGCACTAGGATTATATACCCTTGTGCAAATATTTATGCAATATATGACGAAATATCATGCTTATGGTTCACAGAAACAATCAGGTGTATAATTATCTGCTGCACAACCCCCATCAATAAACGCATTTGTATCTAAAATCATGTAGTTAACATATTTTTGAATAGCACAAGGCGTGTTGCCAGTTAATCTATTCTCGGGGTCAATAGTATAATAAGAGTATAATGGTTTCAAAGTTGGGTCAATCTTAGAAGGAGTAAATACAGGAGGGGTATTTGTTAGGGCGGCTGCGTCGATGGCTGCCTGATAGTCCGTAGTTAGTTCCAATATAACAATACCGCTTAAATCAAGTTCAGTAATGAGGTTAACTTGCAAGTTAGACTTGTTAAAAGGTAATACCTCACAACCACTAGCACACGCTTGATTGGTTATTTTACGAATCGCCATCAAGTCGCCTTGAGAGTCAATGCGATTGGTTCGTTTGCAATTATAATAAATGTGATTTGCTCGTTTGTTTGCCATAACATCTGCGTAAGATAAATGTTTAGCAAAGTTTCCAAATGCCGGTTTTGCAGGATATATAGTATATGCGTGCGCCATATATACTATATATATAATTTGATTTTGGATTATGTCCTCTTTTATGTTTGTCTTATTTTTATTTATTGAAAAAATCAACCCCAACTAAAGAGCCGTTTGAAATATAATCAATACAAGCACCGCCTCCGGTTGAAACAAATTGGAATTGGTGCGGGAATTTATTAACAAAGCCAGCCGTGTCGCCACCGCCAATAATAACTTGTTTGCCTGAATCCATCAATATCTTGACCAGTGCGTTGCTTCCCTCACAATAAAGCGAATTTTCCACCACTCCAAGAGTGCCGTTCCAGAAGATTACGTCGCAATCAGCAACAAGTTTGGCTAAATCGCGCAAACTCTCTTCTCCCACATCGTAGAAGAATTTATCTAGAGGCAATTCATCCTTTGTGCATGACTGGCGCTCATTAGGATCGGTTCCAATGCTGGCTGCACAATACCCATCGCGCATTAAATGAATCTGTGCCTTATTCTGACTGATTTGATGAAGGTAATCGTCCATTTTATCTTTAATAATGCCATTAATGTTGCCTCCAGCAATATAGATGTCATTCATTTTTTTGGATAGAGCGTCCAACAAGGGGAGCTTATCGTGAACCTTGGCACCGCCACAAATGGCCATAATCCGTTTATTCTCCTTGTTTTCCATCAATATCTTCAATGCTTCCAGCTCGCCATTTACTAAATATCCAAAAGCGCGCTGGCTTGCATGGACTCCACAGATACTCAAATGGTCGCGATGCATACATCCAAAGGCGTCATTCACGTAAAAGTCGCCGAGTTGCTGGATTACACGTCTAGCCTCATTATCCTCGGGATATGCCGTGTAATTGGTTTCTTCGTCGTGAAACCGAAGGTTCTCCAACAAATAGATTCTGTGGGCACCTTGCGCCAAAGTATCCAACGTAGCCTGGGTTAATCCGTGCTCCAAAAAGCAGACGGGTTCGCTGAAGTAAGTTTGAATTTTATCTAGATAATGTTTCCAACTATACTTGTCCGTATGCCCGGTGGGTCTTCCAAAATGCGACATGATTACGAGACGACTTGCTCCGTCTCCCAAGATTTTATGAATGGTTGGCATGGAGGACGCAATCCGATAATCGTCGGTAATCTTGAAATCGGCGGTTGTCGGAACATTCCAATCTACACGAAGCATGACCTTCTTATCGCGTAATTGAAAATTACGAATGAAGCACTTATGAGTCGCCTTTTGTCTCTCAAAATCGATGACTTTTTCCAACATACGCACAACTTGGGCAGAATAAGACCACTCATTGTCATACCAAATCATAATCTTGAAGCGGTTTCCGCCCAAATGCATGGACGCAGGTCTATCCACTATTGACGGATATGTGGTGGTTAAAAAATCGCAGCTTACCAAGTTAAGCGAGCTAACCTTAATAAACGGATGCTTTTCAAGTTCGGTCATAATTTCATCAAGTGTTGTTTTTCTCTCTAACTCCACATTCAAATCTACTATGGAGACGTTGCTAACAGGAACTCTCAACGACGTGCCATATACTTTCCCATCTAGACTCGGAATGACATCATAAATGGCTTGGGATGCGCCAGTAGAATGCGGAATAATATTGTTCAAAATACCTCGATGGGTTCGGTTGTTCGAATTGATAGTATCTACAGTAGTCTGGGTTGCGGTGGTAGCATGAATGGTTGTGAAGTTGGCATTGGCAATCTGGTAGGTATCGTTCAAAAATTTTAGAACAGGTGTAATGCAATTTGTGGTGCATGATGCGTTTGATATAACTTTTTCACCATTGTACTTGTCATCATTGACATTATACACGAACATGGGGGTTCTATCCTTGGGTGGCGCAGACATGACAACATAGTCCACTTGATGTTGCTGACATTTCGGCGTAGTTAAATAGGCGCCAGTCGCTTCAATAACGTGATTGATTCCATACTTTTTCCAATCCAACTCGGCGGCATTCTTGTTTCTGAAAATGTGCACCAGCTGGTCTCCAATCTGAAAGTTGTCCGCATCAATAATCTTAATGGATTGCTTAATAGTGTATTTATGAACACTATCGTGTTTTAGATAAGTCTCCATATACTTTACATCAAAGTCGAGCGCATTAATTGCAGTAACTTGAATATCTGGTCTATCAAGCAATTGAATGAAAACCGCCTTGCCAATTCGGCCAAATCCATTGATACCGACAGAAATCATGTTTATATGTTGTATTATAAATTCGTATTTAAGATGTTTTACATGAATTATTTTTTATATTAAAGATAATATAATTTATGATATAAATAATGTCCACCACCCAGGACAATACAAAATCAGATGACAATATGGTTGAATTGGAACATCGGTGTAAGACGTGTTTGGGTGTGGGTTTAATAAAACGTGTCCAATTAAAATGTGAAAATTGTGGGGCGTGTATGCCTTTACCTCCGCCGTGCCCACAACCATACGTGCCGTGCGAAGATTGTGATGGAACTGGAACCCAGCCAGCTTACCAAAAGTATTCTTCTACCATAACCAAAAGCGAGCTTCTTAAACAGCAAACAAATAACCAAGATAAAAAATAAAAATGAATCAATATGATAATATGACAATCAAGTACAAATAAAAGGTTGTCATGTTGAAGCGTATATTTTGTGGATGTTTATTTGGTTCGCCGGAACCCTCCTATAATTCCGCATTAAATCCTGTAAAATCGCCGACTAAATCGATACAATTTGTTCCGCCGATTACAGAAGGCGATGTCATCCACGTGTATGATGGTGATACGATTACGATAGTATCAAAGTTGCCATATGATGCGTCGCCATTATATCGGTTTTCAGTTAGATTAGCAGGAATTGACTGCGCAGAAATAAAAGGCAAAACAGAATATGAGCGCGAATTGGCGCAAGAAGCCAAGTCTGCATTACAAAAATTGATTTTGAATAAAGTAGTTGCATTGAAAAATTTGAAAACCGAAAAATATGGTCGTGTATTGGCAGACGTATATCTAGGGGATTTACATGTAAACCAATGGTTGTTAGACAATAATTATGCTGTGCAATATTCAGGCGGAAAAAAGACAGATTGGGTCTAATGTTGTTATGGTGCAACTGCATTATACATTGCGGGAACATCTTCACCAGTCGTAAAAGTTAGACAAAAACTAAAATCCATATTGTTCAAATTAATAATTCGTCCGTATTCGTCCAACATTTGTATTTGCATTTTTTCAATGTTTACTGGTCCATAGTATTCACGTGGTGTGGTAATAAGACCAACGTTGCTAAAGGTAATTGCAGCAGTTGCACTAGATTGAACTGCGATTCTCGCAATAATATTTTTGTTTAACAGAGATTCATTAAATGCACTAAAAAAAGTATTCGCTGCATTGTTATAATCATCAATGGATAAATAGATATATGCTGCTCCAGCCAAGTTCACAACACCTTCACTAATGTATGCAGAGTTGTTTATATAAATTCCATTCCGAAACCCGAGTTTCCAACCGAGCTTTAAAGGAAGGGGTGTAGAATAGTCGGGTTCACCATTTAGGTTTGCTTGTAAATCAATGACAAAATTAAAGGGAACATCGAAGGGATAACTCTCATTTACTGCGACAAGAAGCTGACTCGAGCCACTGGTATTTGTTGCGTTTTCATTGACAGAAAAATAGATGTATTGTAAATAAGTAGTTGTTGTTAATGATTGCAAGAATTTATTAATTAGATCAGCGCCGTCATTTGCGGTAAAATTACCATCTGGAATAATAACTACAATGTCTTCTAGATCGCTAGCCAAGGCGGAACCTGCGCGCAACCAGAAAAAGTTATTTCCGAGCTCTTTGCTGACAGCATAAAATGCCGTTGGTGGAAACTCAATGGCAGCCAATTGCATATTAATAACGGAATTAATTTTCATAGGCAAAGTTATGTGGAAATCGCTTGATTGCGTCACATAATAACTTTCTCTAAACCTTGTATCAATATTCAAATTAATAGATCTGTTGCGTTTTTTCACTGGATTAACCCACCCCGGAAAGTATTCGCTTGGATGTGTTGGCATGTATACATGAGTAGGTACCTTGGCGGGCTCAGGTTTAATAGTCGCTACTGCAAGGGACGGCGCTTTATCTGCCAATAAGATTTGTTTGGCTTGTTCAATAAATTTCAATGTTTGTATTTTTACCATTGGTTCAACGGCTCCATCAGACAATATATTCTCTCTTAATACTTGTTCTTTTTGCAACAATGCAGTATCTGTATAGTTTGGTGTTAGCTGAAACATTTCCTCGAGCTCAACTTTTGTATAATTGTTCAGGTTTAAATCGAATTTACTCATTGGCAGTATATATATATTTTATAAAACAAAATTGGGCCAACTAACATATAATAACACCTGTGCGAAAATAATATTATAAAAATTGAATTAAAAGCATATTATGATACTAAATAGTATTAACCATATGGAATTATCAGAAGAACAGAAGCTCATTTTCAATAAATATGTTAGTGGGGATAATATATTTATTACTGGACCAGGTGGTACAGGCAAATCTGCACTGATTCGCGAGATATATAAACATGCAAATAGCTACGGAAAAAAGATACAAGTCTGTGCTCTAACAGGTTGCGCTGCATTATTACTTCAGTGCAAGGCAAAAACGATACATTCATGGGCAGGAATTGGTCAAGGAACAGGTCCGAACCACATGATAATTGAGAGGGTCATGAAAAACAAGTATAAGCAGAAAATTTGGACAGGCGTGGATATTTTAATAGTAGACGAGGTAAGTATGATGTCTAAAAAACTATTTGACCTGTTGAATGAACTTGGAACGCGTATCAGAAAGGATAAAGATAAACCATTTGGTGGCATTCAAGTAATATTTTCGGGGGATTTTTATCAACTCCCGCCAGTGGGAGATAAAGACGAACCCGAATCCAGTCAATTCTGTTTTGAGAGCGAGGACTGGAACGCAGTATTTTCAAAAGAAAACCAGATTCCCTTGGTCAAAATTTTCCGGCAAGCCGACCCAGTTTACGCAAACATTCTGAATCAGTTGCGCGAAGGTAAGCTGAAACGTAGTTCATATGAGATCTTGCAAAGCCACATTGGCAAACCGATTGCTGGCGATAGCGACATTCAGCCAACTAAACTTTATCCGCGACGCCACAGCGTAGAATCCATTAATAATAATGAAATGAACAAAATTGAGACTGACGAGAAAAAATATCCAATGAAACGACTCGTAGATTTGATTCCAACTAGGAAGACGTACAGCAAAGATGAGGTTGATTATGAGTATAAATATTTGGAGTCAAGCATACAATGCGAGCAATATGTTCAATTAAAAATTGGCGCCCAAGTAATGTGTGTAGTTAACATGGAGACCTCGTCTGGATATGCATTATGCAATGGAAGTCAGGGGATTGTTACCCGTTTCAATGAACAAGGCCTCCCAGTAGTGAAGTTTCGCGGAATTCCGATTCCAATACTGGTTGAATATCACAACTGGGTAAGCGAGACGATACCAAGCATAGGCATTGCTCAAGTTCCACTCATATTGGCGTGGGCCTTAACAATCCACAAGGCGCAAGGGGCAACACTGGACTTGGCGGAGATTGATGTCGGGAATAATGTGTTTGAATGCGGGCAAACGTATGTAGCCTTGTCGCGAGTAAAGTCTCTGGAAGGTTTGTATTTAACCGCGTTTAATTATCAAAAAGTATATACAAATAAAAAAGTGAAGGAGTACTACAAGGAAAATATTTATTTTGAAAAAAAGGCGGATACCAAATAAGTTCAATGCATTGTATTATAGATAATATATATCATACCATATTAAATGTTATTTTTTATATGATATTGTACTATGCTATTTGAAACGACGCTTTCATATCAAAATATATTGCTTATCATTGCAAATATCATTAACCTAGTTTATAATATTCCGCAAATGGTGCGGACATATAAAACAAAGTCGGCAAATGATTTCGATGTATGGTTTCTAGGATTGCGTATATTCTATAATTTTTTATGGATATTATACGGAATAGAGGTTGAAAGCATGTTGGTATGTTTGAATAGTATCGTAACTATTCTGGCGACAGCATTTGTTAGTTATTACAAATATGTTGGCTACGTTAATATGAAAAATAAAATAGTAGCGACTATTGAACCTAGCCCAGATCTTGAGGTTGATTAAAGAAAAAACAATAAAAACAAGGAGATTAGAAGGCTTTGGCTCCTTCATATCTCGATGTGTTTTTATTGTTTTTTATTGGTTTTTATAATATACGTCTTATTCATATTCCACGTAGGCGCGTTTGTCATCCGCAAAGGCAATGCTAACAAATGGCTCTTCCGTCGCGTCATCATTCTCATCAACATCCACATCAATAGCCTCATCATAACAATGCATTGACTTTGCGCGCATAAGTGGCGGTGGTGCAATTTTGGCGCGTTCATTGACGAAATGGTTTTCAATCTCAGCGCGGAAATTCGCAGCATTGTCGGTGCCCGTTTCCAGAGAGTATGCTGGTGTGCACATGGTAATGTCATCCGTGAATGAATCGTCGCATAAATCATGATTGTCGTCGTCATCGTCTTGGCAAAATGCAATATCGCAAGCAGCAGCATACTCAGATGCATTGCATGGATGGATCGCAGCAGACGCGTCATACTCTTCGTCGTCATCGTCGTCGCTATCATCAATGTCATCATTTAGCATAGAGGTTGTGAGAGGGCCATTGTCAAACCCAGTTGCGGTGGAGGTTAACCATTCGGGATCCTCCAAATATCTGATGCGAGACTTAAGGGTCGCAATTTCTTCTTGCATTTGAGGAATGACTGCCAACTTTTCGGTTAATTCGGCAATCTTGGATTCAAAGTTTGCCTGCAAAATGCGCATGTTTTCGGCGAGCTGATTGATGTTGAGATGAGTCTCCGGGATTGGCTTTTTGTTTTCACACAAGTCCCAATAATGGCCTTCGTTGTCGACAACGAGACGATAGGACTGGTTGATTGCATGCTTTAGGATCATGGCAGATGTTATGACATTATGGTAAGCATTGAAATGAACAAATGCTTGACGGATACGCGGATTGGTTTCATGAGGGGCCAAGAAATCTACGCGGTTAACTTGGCCAATCGCAAGCTGGTCGAAGATGTACGTAACCATTTCGCTGGTGTAGGCGACAGGAATATGGGGAATGTAAACGCTGTGCATACTTAATACTTGATAAATTTGAACTTGATATGTTCTAGTTATTAAACTGATGCATATATCTTGTTCACGTGTTTTCATTTCAATTTTTTTTACATAAAGAAAAATAAAATGATAATTATTATAGTCGCTTCCGGCGTCCTAAATAAGAAGCAGCGGTAGTTCCCACCATTCCATATGCCGAGTGGGGCTTATAAATAAAGTTTTTACTATAGGTATAACACAACGTATTGCTACAATTGTTATATATCTTATTGTAAGGAAGCAACACCGTGTCAAACATGGTGATATAATTACTTGCTTTATGAACACGATTTGCAGATGCAGTTTGCGTAACAATAGTCATGTATACTATACTAATATATAAAAGTTTTATTTTTGCATTGGGATTACATTCAATATATCAAATGTAATCTCAAATTCATTTATTTTGCACCCCCACATGAACTGCAACCCGACTTTGCAAACCGAACGCGATTAATCATTCCCATATTACTTAAACCACCAGCGTCATGAGTAGAACGTGGTATCGGAGCACGTTGCGCATTTAGAGTCGGGTTAAATGATTGTGATTGCATGGAGGGGTGGTAGGTGTGTCTTAAAACTTGCATAGTTATTTTTGCAGGCATGTATATTACTACTAAATATTTTAAAATTATAAAAATCCATTAAAGTTTTAAGTTGCGCGCGCACGCTAAATTAAAATTATTTTTTCTGTGGGACATATTTTTGCAGAAACATACAATAAATCAATAAAACCATTACAATATGGGTATAACATCTCCACAAAAAATCTTATACTTGCATTGCAAAAGGAAGGTATCGCTTCGGCTATATCCATAATACTGATTTTGTTGCGAACACACGACCTCTGGACACAAACAAGTGCCTTGCCCATTAATGTTCTGATCGGCAAACATGGCATCATTTACTTTATTTTCTACATTATCCACAAAAGCCGACGATAGATTTCCATTATCTGGCGAACAATTGCAACCAGCAACGATTCCCGTCTTAAATACTTTGCCTCCATACACCGGGAACGCAGGGTTGAATGGGATAGGTGCTCCAAAATATAGTGGTACTGCTTGTTGGCGAAGTGGGGCCTTTCCTTTAATTCGGGCTAAATATCTCGCATAGGAGTTGTGTTTAATATCTACGCCTGCTCCACCCGGAGATAATGCACCCGGACGCAATCGTGTAATAGTGCGCTTTGTGCTATTTCCACCAGGATTTGTACCAGGCGCGTTAGCCTTTTGTATATGTCGTTCCCTACGATCACTCATTTGATTCCAGTTAACCCCATACCTTGGGTCGGGTCGTTGATATACTGTTAGCGCGCCTACATTCATAACATATTCAGAAGCCGGCACGCGCACAGTATTCTGGATAAGTTTTTGTCGCTGATATTGGTCAAACGGCGTGTTTCCATTTAAATTTTGGTCGCATCGCCCATTTCTGCAATTAAATACTCTTGTACAAGTAGCCATTTATATTACATTAATATTAAAATTGAATTGGTAAACATTCCATGTCAATAATATCATATAACATCATATGAAATGGAGTTGCAATCATTGCACGAAAGAATACACCAAAAAATCGTCTCTAGATAGACATCAGCTAATATGCGAGTTCTTACACAAGTCAACCAGAGAGAAACAAGTAGAACTCGAAGAGACCAGCAGTGTGCCTTCTTACACGGAATTAGTTTACATAGTGCAGGAGCTCGCCCGTAAAAATAGTCAAATAGAAAAGAAGTTGGCCGAGTTGGAAAACCAGACAACCCAATACAAAAAATGCAAGATTAATGTGGAAGAGTGGCTTAATCAACACAAGAAGGCGCCTTATACATTCGCGGAAATAACTAGCCATTTGAAAATTCAGCCAGACCACATAAAGATGCTGTTTGAAACAAAACTGATTCCTATTATTTGTAATATATTGGAGACCGACCTAATAAAATCGGAATGCCCATTATATTGTGTCAAAAACACGCTTTATTGTTATGTGGATGATGCTGGTGCCAGTGAAACGCCAAAATGGGTTGAGCTTGAAAAAAAAACATTGGTCCAAATGTTAAATAAATTGTATCACGTGTTCTTGAATCGTTTATGTGAATGGCGCGCAGAAAATTTGGAAAGGCTAAATGCGAATGATAAATTAAGTATTTCATATAATCAAGCCATGATTCGATTAATGGATGTGGATTTTAATCAAGACGTAAACTTGAATAAAATTAAAACGCATCTGTGCAATCATTTAAGATGCGAGATAAAAAATGTTATTGAATATGAGTTTGAATAAATATTTATTTGGTTGTTTGTGGGGGTCTTTTTTTATCGGCCAGTGGAACCAAATCCACCTTCTCCGCGTGCAGTCTCACCCAATTCTTCAAGTGAGTCAACCAACTCAACAATAATCGGCACCAACCCAGGCGCACAAATTTGGACCAACTTGTCTTGTTTGAGAACAACATATTGGGAACTAGGTGTCTTGCAATCAAATGCACCAATCAAGTCGCCACGATATCCGCTGTCAATAATGCCGACACTATTTGCGAGACGAAGTGGAGTCTTGGACAAGCTAGAGCGCGGATACATGTAGAATCCAATCGGATACTGCTTTCCAGTATCACAAACCATATGCGCAGCGCATTTCACTTGGAAATTAATCTTGGTGACAATACCTTGTGCACAAGAATATGGTACGGGTGTAGAAATGTCAAACCCAGCGTCGTAAAAGTGATTATTCAACATCTTATTATTGTGTACGATGGCCTCCGTTTTATATAATAGTCTAAGGTCATTATCTTCAACAAATAATCTTAGAAGCATGTACTTGTCGGTGCGGTTAAATAAGGTGTTTGTAAATGAGGTCATTCTATATAACATACGCAATACGACTTTAAATATGTTATGTAAATATTATATCACGTAAAAAAATCAAACCGGCACCGGTTGAAATGTATCTTGAATTTGATAAAACTTTATCACACCTGTTTCTTTTAATTTAGCAAAATTTTTATCTAAATAATGTTTCATATCATCGTGTGTTTCGTGGAGTCCCATAAATTGAGTTTCACTACTATATTTTGTAGGCGGTCCAAATATATTTCTATACATCTGACCTAACCATCCCTTCCAGTTTTCTGTGTTATATGTACTATAAGTCATTCCTGAACCAACCCATTTCCACCCATTTGGTATATCATTATCTAAGATGAAAGTTGAATCTTTAGATGAAATAGTATAAAAAACGAACATAGAATCACGTGCATTATCGTCTTCCATTTATTTGTCCCTAGAGTTAGATTTATAAAAAAAAACGCACTATTTATACTAAATATTATCTTGGTCGTTTCTTTTCTCTCTATCCACTTTCCATCTACTCTCTTATTCTATGTGCCGGTTTAAAATGTTAGTTGGTCTAATAATACGTAGGCGTAGTTTTGCATTTTTTACCACTTTCTGAATTACAATTTAATAAAGAACTTTTTGGTTTAAATCCTTTTAATTTCAATGACTCTAATAATTTATTTCTATTTGAGAACCCCTTTATTTTTAAAGGCTTAAAACCATTTCCATAAACAACGTAGCATCGTTCTTTAAGAATCATTGTACTTATTATATATGCTAAGTATTTTATTTTGTTTTTATTTTTATGGAGGGGACGATGAGGACGGGGGGAACCACTCAAAATTGTCGTCTCGTTGCACTACATCGTACTCATCGTCGCTTGTAAAATCATGTACGTGTGGGAATGTATCCGGACAAAGTCTTATTAGCGGGGGCGGTCCATCCTCATTATCATTATCAAACGAGGGCCTTGAATCATTACGAATAAGTGCAGGAGGTGGAATGAAACCACTGCGCGTCAAGATAGAAGGCTGAATTAAATCGCTGGTATCCGCCGCCCCCGTATGACGAATTGAATCGCTACGCTCCAGAACTGGGCCATATCCGATATACCTAAAAATGCTTGGATCAAACAACTCATAACAATTCGGAACTGAGTCGTATCCAAAATCGCTTGGATCCAGCATTCGCTCGTGACAAACTGATTCGTTGCGCTCCAACATCAAAGGAGGAACGGAATCAGTGCGCATCAATACTGGAGCAAGATTATTATTGCGACGCTCTAGCCTTGGAGGATGAATTGGTGCGGGGGAAGCAGGCGGGGTACGATGCTCAATAACATTATTTGCCTCTGCACTTGTATTTTGCTCATTTACAAGAGGAGGACCTTGTGGAATCATATTTTCGTTGGTGGCAGAAGAATCGCTCATTTTAATTATACCTTTTATTTTACATAGATATTTTCCTTCAATTTTTTTTTGAATAAAAAATTGAAATATTTTTAATTGATAATTATATATCAAATCTTATAACTTTAGCCTATTTCAATATGACTTCAACTAGATGCGATTTTTGCAACAGCTTATCCCACAAGACTAGACGTTGCAACAGCAACATGAATGGACGACGCAAATTACTTGATGGAATGTGTAATTGCATGGTACGTCCAGAATGTCCCGATTTTAATTCGTTTCCCATCAACGAACTGAGATATATTGCGTGCAATTATGCGCTTTACGAAAAAACTGCATGGCCGCACGACCACATGGGAAACCAGTTCAACCGCAAGTATTCACTACGACCCATTCCACTTACGCTGTCCAAGAACCGACTTGTCCGCGCATTGGTCGAGCGATGGACTGGATTCGCTCCAGTTCGCGAGTTGAAATCCTCACCCCCCGAAATAAAAGATTGTCCAATTTGCTACGAAAACATGCTAACGTATGATTGGTCTCAACGCACTTCGTCTTGGATAGAAAATTGCACGTATACTTATGGCGCAAAATATGAAAGTCCTGTATTGCTGAATCCGTGCAAACACATGTTTTGTGGGAGATGTTGGGGAGGACATACCGACCAAAATAAAAAATTTGATGCGTGGAACAACCGACCCTATGTAGATTGCCCGATGTGTCGTGCGAGGGTGTATTGTCAGTCGTAGACCGGGTCTGGATACAAATAAAAATAGCAAGCGTTGTCTTTTTATTTTTATTTTTATTTGCTGCGAAAAAAAACAGGGCGTCCCCTGTGATTGCTTCCCGTTTTCGATACGGGTTGTCGTCTACCTTTTCTACGAAAGCAAAGGTCTACTATGAAAGATGAGCGGTATTAATTTTTTATTAATACATCAATCCCCCAATTTATACTATTATAGTGCAATTCTAAACTACAATCGAAGCATCACATTTCATTATTTATCCCTAAAGTTGGCAAGCAGGCGCCGGCCAACCCGAATATTATCAAGTTAAACATGCACTGGGGAGTGATCAGTTCCACAGCGTGTTCGTCGCCCTATTGCCCGAAGGTAATTGAGTTTTAACAAGATAATACCAGATAATAATAATTTCAATATTAGACAGAGGGAACGGGATCCAGGTCTCTAGGGATCCAGGATATGATACCAAAATACGTACGATTTAAGTATTACGTCCATTTATACACGTTCGAAGGTGCTTTTCACGCTATCTGTCTCTAACTTTACCTAGTCTAACAACCAATGAGCGAGCCAAGTTAGTAGCCCGCCCAGAATCAATAGTATCCTGTTATTTATTTTCAATTTTTATTTGGTCCAATGCCATTTATTTGCCGAGCATTTTGAAAACATGCATGGTGGTATGACTATCTAATTGAATATTTCTGGAATCATTTATAAATTTGATCTGTTTTGATTTGGTTGCAGCGATTTGAGCACGCAATCGTTGTTGTTGCAAATAATTTAGATGCAATGCTTTGCGTCGTTCGTTGCGTTGTTTTTGCAATTCTTCTTCTGTGGGTTGTGGGGGCCTCGGTTTAGGGCCGTTCATGTTGATTCCCTCGCTTCTATTTATTTTATGCAGTTGTCCATCTTTCACGTATAGATTCATCGACGCAAGAATATCGTCATAATTTATTTTTTTTACTTTTACAGGTGTTTGAAATGTCATCGGTTGCGGCGACGAGCGAACTATTTGCTTGATCGGTATTACTAAATGATTTAAATAAGGAGAAGAACGAGTATTGTCGATTGGCTCCATTGCGTCATATTCTAAATTGTCAATATCATCTGCGTCCATATAATATTATATTTGATAATTATAATGGACGCCAAAACTTATATAAAAACCATGGGAAGTGCCAAGGCATATATTCAGCGTGGGATGCAACGTGATGCAAAAGAGGTCAGCTGGGATGTAGATTACAATGGCGATAATGCTGACATTGATTTAGATATTGGAACCAATGGTGAAATGACACATTATAAGGCAGTTTTATCTAATGAAGATTTAGCGAATCTCTTGAATATTCCCTCTGTAAATGAGCCTTTGGAAAATCGGTTGCAAAATGATTTTTTAGTGGATAGAAGAGTCTACAAATTGGAGCCGGTTTCGTACCAACAGCCTATACGGCGTCCTATACGTGTCATTCGTACTCGAAAATACAAACGACGACCGAAGAAGACGACCAGTAGCAAACGCAAGGCAACAAGTCGCCCTAAAACCATGAGGATTCGCTTGAATGGACGACGAAGTTCTGCATCTAGATCTTCACGAAGGCGCTCGCATTAAATTTTCCTATTGGGGGCCAATAAGAAAATTATTTATTGGTTGGTTGGTGGCATGCAATATTCTTGTTGTTAAAGTGTTAAATGTCCTACTATTTTTTAGAGAGAGATACTATATGAGCAGTTTTAGAAAATATGGTGGGGTCAATCGTTCTGCTGTAGGAAATATAGTGCGACACGAGTATGCAAATGAAACAAGGGTCACTATTTCTAATTCAGCTGGTATGGATAATTCAAAGATATTAAGTCAAAGTCATCTAGACATGAGCTGTAATTCTATATTAAATGTACAAAGTATTTACTTTTGTGATGGATATGTTTTTCCAACTGATGGTATAACTGGGCCAACGGGACCAAAGGGGCCGACCGGTATAACTGGACCAACCGGGCCAACTGGACCATCTGGAGTAATGGGACCAACCGGAATAACTGGCCCAACTGGACTAACTGGACCAACTGGACCAACAGGTTCAACCGGTCCAACTGGACTAACTGGACCAACTGGGATAACGGGACCAACTGGACCAACTGGTATTACTGGTCCAACTGGCCCAACTGGGATAACGGGACCAACTGGACCAACTGGAGAAACGGGACCAACTGGACCAACTGGAGAAACGGGAATAACTGGCCCAACTGGAATAACTGGCCCAACTGGGATAAGAGGGCCAACTGGGATAACTGGTCCGACTGGTATAACCGGTCCTACTGGGATAACTGGACCAACAGGGATAACAGGGCCAACGGGATTATCTCCAACTGGACCAACTGGGATAACTGGTCCAACTGGGATAACCGGTCCTACTGGACCAACTGGAATAACTGGTCCAACTGGAATAACTGGCCCAACTGGGATAACTGGTCCAACAGGAATAACTGGACCGACTGGACCGACTGGACCGACTGGGATAACGGGTCCAACTGGGATAACGGGCCCGACTGGTCTTACCGGTGATATTGGACCGACTGGAATAACTGGGCCAACTGGTCCGACTGGAAGAACTGGACCAACTGGCCCAACTGGTCTTACTGGTGATATTGGCACCACTGGACCGACTGGGATAACTGGACCAACTGGCCCAACTGGTCCTACTGGCCCGACTGGAATAACAGGACCACCTGGAATAACTGGACCAACCGGAATAACTGGTCCTACTGGCCCGACTGGAATAACAGGGCCAACTGGAATAACAGGGCCAACTGGAAGAACTGGTCCAACAGGAATAACTGGTCCAACCGGAATGACTGGTCCAACTGGAAGAACTGGACCAACTGGAATAACTGGACCAACGGGGACTATTTCAACTCCAGGAACCTTTTATTCTGACTATCTATATTGGAATTCTAACACATCATCATGGGCAGTTGGTAGTTCTGAAGTGCATCTGGGAAGATATGCCGGTCAAATAACTCAGGGTCAATATGCAGTTGCTCTAGGTAATAGTGCAGGTCAAATTAATCAAGATGCAAGTGCTGTAGCTATTGGTTATAATGCAGGTTATATGAATCAAGCGCTAAACGCGGTTGCTATAGGTGCTAATGCAGGTTGTACAGGTCAAGGCAATAGTGCCGTTGCAGTGGGTGCAAATGCCGGCAATAGTAGCCAAGGTGTAAACGCTGTTGCTATAGGTCCTATTGCAGGTTATACAGGTCAAAGTGAAAATGCTGTTGCTGTAGGTTCACTCGCCGGTCAAATTAGTCAAGGTATATATGCTACTGCATTGGGTGCAAATGCAGGTAATATTAGACAAGGTGTAAACGCGGTTGCTATAGGTGCTAATGCAGGTTCTACAGATCAAAATGGAAACGCTGTTGCGGTGGGTTCAATTGCCGGTCAAACTAGTCAAGGTCAATATGCTACTGCATTGGGTACAAATGCAGGCAATATTAGACAAGGTGTAAGCGCGGTTGCAGTCGGCTATAATGCAGGTTATACAGATCAAAGTGGAAACGCTGTTGCATTGGGTGCAAATGCTGGCAATAGTAGCCAAGGTGTAAACGCGGTTGCAATAGGTTCAAATGCTGGTCGTGGTTCACAAGGACAAGGGGCAGTCGCTATAGGCTCGGGTGCAGGTGCTACTGGTCAGGGAAATTACGCACTCGCTATAGGTGCTAGCGCAGGCTCTACTAGTCAACCTGCGAATAGTATTATATTAAATGCATCTGGATCCACTTTAGATGTAAGTAATAATAGCTCTTTCTATGTAAAACCAATTCGTTACGATACAAATGCAGCCATTTTAACATATGACGCGTCTTCATCAGAGATTAATTACAGCTCGGATTATATTACATTCGACCGCTATAGCGGTGGTACTTGGACATCTACCGCATCAAATAGAACCTGGAATGCAGTATCTATTTCTTCAACTGGACAAATTCAGACGGCAGTTGTGTTTGGAGGAAATATATGGATATCAACAAATGCTGGCGGTACTTGGATAGAACAAACTGGTTTAAATAAACCTACACCAAGCCAAAACTGGAGTGGAGTCTCTATTTCTTCAACAGGACTATATCAGACTGCGATTGTTGGTGGAGGAAATATATGGACATCATCAAATTCTGGCGTTAATTGGACACCTAGAGAAACTAGTCAACTCTGGAATGTAGTCTCTGTTTCTTCAACAGGACTATATCAGGCTGCGGTTGTGTATGGAGGAAATATATGGATATCATCAAATTCTGGCGGTAGTTGGACACAACAAACTGGTGTAGGCAAACCTACATCAAACCAAAACTGGACTGGAGTCTCTATTTCTGATGATGGACAATATCTGACTGCGGTTGTTGCTGGTGGAAATATATGGATATCATCAAATTCTGGCCTTAATTGGACACCTACAGCATCCGTTCTAAATTGGCAGGGAGTTTCTATTTCTGATAATGGACAAATTCAGACAGCATTAGTGAATGGAGGAAATATATGGATATCATCAAATTACGGCGTTAATTGGACATCTACCGCATCAAATAAAAGCTGGATTGGACTCTCTATTTCTTCAACAGGGCAATATCAGACTGCAAGTGTTAATGGAGGAAATATATGGTCATCATCAGATTACGGGAATGCTTGGATAGAACAAACTGGTGTAAATAAACCTACATCAAACCAAAACTGGCGTGGAGTATCTATTTCTTCAACTGGACAATATCAGACTGCGGTTGTTAGTGCAGGAAATATATGGATATCATCAAATGGAAATGATACAAATGTATTCATTCCCGGAAAAATGGCAATCGGAAAGACTAGTATTACATCTGGTTTTACATTGGATGTTTCTGGAAACGTACGAGCAACGTCATTTGACGCGATCTCAGATTATCGCATAAAAGACAACGTTCGACCCATACCCGCTACTATAGACAATCTACGCCCATATACATATTTCAACCGATTATCCGGCAAGGAAGACATGGGTTTCATTGCTCATGAACTGCAAGCACAAATTCCGTTTCTTGTGAATGGAGAGAAAGACGGCAAAGATTATCAGTCCGTAAATTATATAGGCTTGGTTGGTCTCTTGGTAAAGGAAGCTCAAGAATTAAAGGCGCAAGTTGCAGACCTTCAAAAACGAATAACTTATTATGAAACAAACAACAAGGAGACGTCTTCTTAACACCCATAACAATGTGGATAATGAATTCTCTTATTTATTTAGTAGGTAAGATGGGGGTGGAATAAATTTCATATTAAAGGGTTTAATATTAAACAATTTTTTAGAGAGAGACTATATGAGTTATTATAAAAAATTTGGAGGGGCGGAACGTTCAGCTATTGAAAATATAGTCCATCATGAATATGCAAATAATACAAGGATAAATATTACTGATTCGGCTGGATTAGACAACTCAAAGATATAAGTCAAAGTCATATAGATATGAGTTGCAATTCGTTATTAAATGTAAACCAGATTTATTTTTGTGAGGGATCAGTTTATCCTAGGCCAGGTGGAGGACACCCTATTAGTCCAACTGGTCCTACTGGTCTAGGTGATAGGGGGGCAACTGGTTTACAAAGTAGTTTCGCTGGGGAAACCGGAAAAACTGGCCCGACGGGAATATTCGGCGAAACTGGTTCACAAAATAATTTCACTGGAGAAACTGGGCCCACTGGGCCAATCGGATCAACTGGTGTAACTGGTTCAGCAAATAATTTGACTGGACCAACTGGTCCGACTGGACCGACTGGAATAACTGGTTGGACAGGACCCACCGGTATAACAGGGCCTACTGGACCTACTGGACCAACTGGGCCTACTGGTCCAACCGGAATAACTGGACCAACCGGGCCAACTGGTATCACGGGTCCGACAGGAACGACGGGTCTGACAGGAACGACGGGTCCGACAGGACCTACCGGTCTAACTGGGCCTACTGGTCCAGATTGCCCAACGGGACCAACTGGAACGACGGGTCCGACGGGTACGACAGGGCCAACTGGACCGACTGGAATAACTGGTCCAACCGGAATAACTGGACCAACTGGGCCGACAGGGCCGACAGGGCCGACTGGAATAACTGGTCCAACCGGAATAACTGGTCCAACCGGAATAACGGGACCAACTGGCCCAACTGGGATAACGGGACCAACTGGGATAACGGGTCCGACTGGACCAACTGGGATAACTGGTCCGACTGGTATAACTGGTCCGACTGGTATAACCGGTCCTACTGGGATAACTGGGCCAACGGGATTATCTTCAACTGGGATAACTGGTCCGACTGGTCCAACTGGTGTCACGGCTCCGACTGGACCAACTGGGCCGACAGGACCAACCGGAATAACTGGACCAACTGGAACCACTGGTCTCATTTCCCCTACTGGTATAACAGGGCCTACTGGTCCAACTGGTATCACGGGTCCGACGGGGAAAAGGGGGCCTACTGGGCCAACTGGTGATATAGGTTATAGAGGTCATATAGGACTTAGTGCTGTATCTGGAATATATTATTCTGACTACATTTATTGGAATTCATTTACAAATATATGGGAAGTTGGTAGTGCTCAAGTGCATCTAGGTAAAAATGCCGGTTATGACCAACAACAAGCAAATGCTGTCGCAATTGGTAATCTTTCCGGTTATCTTCAACAACAAGCAAATTCTGTCGCCATTGGTTATAATTCTGGTAATATTCAACAAGCTCCGAATTCTGTCGCGATTGGTGCTAGTGCTGGTAAAAATAATCAATCTGCAAGTGCTGTAGCTATTGGCATTGATGCAGGGAATAATGCTCAAAAGGCAAGTGCTATAGCAATTGGTAATAGTTCTGGTCGAAATAATCAAGCTACAAATGCTGTCGCAATTGGTTATTTTGCAGGTAATAATACTCAAGCTGCAAATTCTGTCGCCATTGGTAATAGTGCTGGTCAAACTACTCAAAAAACAAATTCTGTCGCAATTGGTTATTTTGCAGGTAATTCTAATCAAGCTACAAATTCTGTCGCAATTGGCTATCTGGCAGGTTATATAGATCAAAGTGGAAACGCTCTCGCGATTGGTAATAGTGCTGGTTGTACAGGTCAACGTGGAAACGCTGTCGCAATTGGTGATAACACGGGTAATTTTGTTCAAGGTGCAAATTCTGTAGCTGTGGGTAGAGTAGCAGGCTATTATGTTCAAGATGCAAGTGGTGTTGCGGTGGGTGATAGTGCAGGTTATAATACTCAAGGGAGTAATGCTGTTGCGCTAGGTTATGGTGCGGGTGTTCAATCTCAAGGTCAATACGCCATTGCTATAGGTGCTAGTGCAGGCGTTATTAATCAACCAGCGAATAGTATTATATTAAATGCATCTGGATCCACTTTAGATGTCAGTAATAATAACGCATTCTATGTAAAACCGATTCGATATGATACAAGTATTGCTATTTTAACATATGACTCAAGTTTATCGGAGATTAATTACAGCACGGATTATATTACATTCGGCATGGGCTCTACTTGGACACCAACCGCATCCATTCAAGACTGGGCTGGAGTCTCTATTTCTGATAATGGGCAAATTCAGACTGCAGTTGCTCAAGGTGGAAATATATGGGTGTCATACGATTACGGCATTACTTGGAATCCTAAAGCATCCACTCAACTTTGGGTTGCAGTCTCTATTTCTTCAACCGGACAATATCAGGCCGCAGTTGCTATAGCCTCGTCAAATATATGGATATCGATAGATGGCGGTCTTAATTGGAATGGTATTACTATAACACCAGGTGACACCAACTGGTCTGCAGTCTCTGTTTCTTCAATCGGACAATATCAGACGGCAGTTTCTCAAAGTGGAAATATATATATATCATCAAATTTTGGTAGTAGTTGGACTTCTCTTCCAGCATACTCTCAACCATGGCAGGGAGTTTCTATTTCTGCTAATGGACAAAGGCAGACGGCAGTTGTTAATCCTGGAAATATATGGATATCAACAAATTCTGGCGTTAGTTGGACAGAACAAACTTTTCCAACTAGTCCTACATTAAACCAAAATTGGAATGGAGTTTCTATTTCTGATAATGGACTAAGGCAGACAGCAGTTGTTCAATTCGGAAATATATGGATATCATCAGATGGTGGCGTTAATTGGACATCTACTGCATCAGCTCAAGCATGGCAGGCAGTTTCTATTTCTTCAACTGGACAAATTCAGACGGCAGTTGTGTTTGGAGGAAATATATGGATATCAACAGATTACGGCGTTAATTGGACACAACAAACTGGCGCAAATCAACCTCCAGCAAATCAAACTTGGAGCGCAGTCTCTATTTCTTCAACAGGGCAATATCAGACTGCGTGCAATAATCAACAAATATGGATATCATCAAATGTAAATGACACAAATGCAAATGACACACGTGTATATGTTCCAGGAAAAATGGCAATCGGAAAGAGTACTATTACGGCTGGTTTTACATTAGATGTTAGTGGCGACGTACAAGCGACGTTGTTTACGGCTGTCTCAGATTACCGCATAAAAGACAATGTAAGATCAATAACGAGCACCATAGACGAACTGCACCCGGTTGCCTATTTCAACCGATTATCTAGCAAGGAAGACATGGGTTTCATTGCTCATGAACTTCAAGAACAATTTCCATTTCTTGTGGATGGAGAGAAAGACGGCAAGGATTATCAGTCGATAAATTACCTGGGGTTGATTGGTCTCCTGGTAAAGGAATTTCAAGAAATAAAAGTATCGACGAAAGATCTGGAAAACCGCATGACTAACCTTGAAACCAAAAAATAGAATGAAACAACAACAACAAGGTTCATTGTTCTTCTGTTCTATTGTCGCACCACATACATATTTTACATTCCACCGCACATTTCTCGCAAACACTCGGCGCTAGGTACAAGTATCCAAACGGATTTGATACGTGATTCGGATTGGTAAAACCAGGAATGCGTCTCTCTTTGCAAACTCGGCACTTAAATCTACAGGGAGATAACGGCGTCTCCTGGCGCATTTTTTCGTGGGCTTCGCAGATAAATTCCATTGTGTAAATATACGCGTATTATTTTTCTTCATAGCAATGTATTAGGTTCATTTTTATTTTAAACAACCAACCAAGTCAATAAAAAATTGATTATATTTTACAATATTTGCATCATTCAAACAACAATAAGAATGATGCAAGCAACTCAATTACATCCAGTTCTCTCAGCAACCAACGCCCACCCAAGAGATGCAAACATCTCTTTTCAGGAGGAAGGCCACAAGTATACCATCAGTACCGATCCGACCAGCAAGTATACTTCCGTCACGACTTGGAACCACAGCCATTTCCCGCATTTCGACGCGGACAAAATCATCAAGCAGATGATGTCAGGCCGAAACTGGAAGCCAGGGCACAAGTATTGGGGAATGACAGCAGAGCAAATCAAGCAGCAATGGACAGACAACGGCGCAGCGGTAAGTGGCGCAGGCACAGACATGCATTATGAAATCGAATGCTTCATGAACAATCCCGAGGTCCCACCGGGATATACCCACGCGGACTTATATAATAAATGGGTAAACGAACTTAAAGAGAATCCCATCGCCAACACCCCCGAGTGGAAGTATTTCCTCCGATTTGTGCAAGACCATCCTGAGTTGAAGCCGTTTCGTACCGAGTGGTTGATTTATCACGATGACTTGAAATTGTCGGGGTCAATTGACATGGTTTATGAAAAGCCTGATGGCACCCTTATGATATATGATTGGAAACGGAGCAAGGATATTTCAAAAGTAAACACGTTCAACAAATATGCGACGACCTTTTCCATTAGCCATATGCCCGACTCCAATTTCTGGCACTATGCGCTTCAGCTCAACACGTACAAGGCAATTATAGAAGCCAAATATGATAGAAAGGTCGGCGAATTATGTCTTGTTCGTCTGCATCCCGATACCGCGGAACAAACATACGAACTCATCCCAGTGCCCGATTTGAGTGAAGATATTGCTACATTATTTGCACAGAGACAAGAAACCATAAAAAACTTATAGATACCAAAAAAATATTTAAATATAGTGATGCAGTTATATGATATAGAGCCCATGGAAGGATTGTATTACTATATTTTTTATTTGATGCCGTTTATATATCTATTCTCCAATGTTAATTTGTTCATGTTATTTTCAAGTATGATCGTTATACACGATGTAGATAAGAGTATAGAAGCACTGAAGGAAGAAGAGATAAAAGCACCAGTAGAGGTGCCTTATCCGGACAAGTATTTAGAGAAATTTAAAAGTATGCCGTTTGACAATGAATCATTAGATATAGAATCCTTGAAAAATAGCATCGTGGTGGAACATACACCATTGGGAAATGTCGCCATGTATTATGACAACAAGAGAGAGGCGTTTGTATACTATAGCGATAGTGTCATGCCGTATCGCTATTTGGAGGTTGTTGCGCGAAAATACGTCATTACTTTTCATTGCAAACGCGTGTTTATTGACATGGAGGACGAAATCAACAAAGCCAAGACGAAAATAGAAGAACAAAAAAATGCGAAAAAACAAGAAGAGGAACAAGCACAACAAGCGAAAGCTGAAGAAAATCAAGAACTAGAATTGAAGGAGGAGCCGAAGAAAAAGAATGTGTTCGCAAATTTTAAGAATTACAATACAAATACGACCAAGGACTCGTCGAACAAGCCAACGACTGGTAATTCAACCGCAACGACTGCGAATACAAAGACCGAGGACGTAATATTGAAGGAGAATGCAAATCACTATACGTGCGATGGTCGGTACTCTAACTTTCTAGTGTTGAAAAAGGTGGATAAAACGCTGGTGGACAAAAGATTAAAAATGTCTTTTGCCGATTTTAAGAAGATGCAAGCAAAAAAAACCTCATCTTAATGTAAGAAGATGAATTCAATAAATAGCACAACCCCACAAATAAACCCGGTTGCGACGCAACCGGAAAAACTCAACAATGGTTATATTTATGAATTAAAAACTAAATTATCACGCAAAGCGTCTGACTTGGTAAATCGACTGGTTACAAGACAAGTGGAGAAACGAATGTTGCGATGTTTACCGCCGGAAGTGAAGGAAGACGTTCAAACAAATATTGAAGGAACCATACAAAATATGGTCCAGGATTTAACTTCAAAATCATTTGATACGGGATTAAACATAGTCAAAGCAACGCCTGCGTTTGGTAATGCAGTATCGGCTTTATCTGCAGCAGATAATGTGCTAGCAGGCATAAAAAATACAAAACAAAGTGTAACCAAAATTACGGATCAAATTAACAAAGTTCAGGATCAATATAATAAAATAAACGATATTGCTGACCAAATTGGCGGCGATGGGAAAATCATTACTAATAATTTGCAGATGATCATAGATCGAGCGCACCATTCTATTGCACAACATCGCGGAGATGTGCATCATTCAATTGAACACCTCAATAGTATTCATAATTTTCGTAATAAAAAAAATACACGTAAAAACAACTCACAAATGGGCGGACAAATCAAGGTAAATGCAAATAAAATACAAACCATATTGGATCGAGCAGGTCATTCTGTTGCACAACATCACGGCGATTTAACGCATCGTGTCATTTTAAAACGGACATCAAAATCGATTCGCGATTTTCACAATACCACCAAGAAATTACGGAGGTAATTATATTTTTGGTTTTTGGCTCTGTTGCTTGAGCCAGTCCATATATCCATTGCTTTTTGCGATGTTGTATGATGTTCCCAAATGCTGTTTGGCAATGTCGTGTGCTTTTTTCTGTATGTCATCTAGTTGCGCCAAATATTGTTGAATGCTGGGATTTGTTGTTGATGCTGTGGAAGAGTCCATCTATAATTTAGTTATACATGGATTAAGTTTAATTCTATTTTGTTCAATTTTATTTGATATTCATGAGTGCGCAATTAAAATATATGCATTTTATATAATGGTAGGTTTTGATAATGCTTATACGGCAAGGTCAAGTGGTCATTTTCATGGATTAGAATCCAGAGACGCGGGGACCGCAGATGCGGCGAGTCGTATAGCAGCACAGCGTGCGTTTGGCACCACAGGCGACGTAAATTTATTACGTGGCTATTCGGTTCCTGATGGCGCCACACTTATCGGTACTCTCGGGAATTCAAATGCATGGAATTATGGGGAGACACGAGGAAACCGCAGAGAGATAGCTAGCCTGGTGAATGCGGCTAATTCCGGTAGGAAAGGCGGGCGCAATAATAAATCCAAAAGGCGAAAGTCTAGAAAAGGTAATAAATCCAAAAAGCGAAAGTCTAGAAAAACGACTCGACGTCGTCGTTAAATTATTCATTCATAAATTTCATAATTAATTAGGAAATTTATATTTACATCACATATGTCCAACGTAGGTAATAAAACAAATAGTTCGCTTGTTTTCTGTATCATTTTTCGTAAGGATTTTGGTAATGCCTTCATTAATCGTGTATCCGTTTGCCAACAAGTATGAAAATAGGTCTGATATTTCCGCTTCTCTCATGATTCCTCCACAACACAATGATTTCAGTGCGAGTGCACACAATGGAAGGGGGCAACACGGACCCGGAGCCTTGAACTCGCTCAATGGGGGTGTTTGAATCTGTATGACTTTCTCTCTAAGAGGTCCAGCAGGGATGTGGTTTATCGTTAGAATATTTATATAACATTGTTGAAATCGGTCAAGAAACGGCTGGCACGAAATGGTGCATGTTTTGTTAAAGGCCATTGATTATGTTGTATTGCGATAAAAAAAATGAAATACTTTTACAATAGATGAGTATATGCAAAATAATATCAAGTAAGTCGGTAAAATGACAGATAAAACAATATTCCGCTACAAGTTTTCGGAGCCATTTGTTGCAGATTTGTATAATTTCGCAAAGATTCATCAGTATGATGATAGAGTCGGCTACAAGGAGGCGTGGGGCGTTTGGGTGGAAGACAACAAAGAGCTGGTAAGTAGAGAATGTGAGCGCCTCTTGTCGCTGGACTATGATGGCGATATTTTGGATAAAATGTTTAAAAGTGCGCGTTATTACTTCAGAAAAAAGAGCACTGAAAAAAAGGCACCAGCGACGCGTCGCGAATACGTTTGTTTACAAAAGTCCGTCTTGGAGAAGATGGACCGACACATTGAAGCAAACCTTTCTGAGAACAAGAATTACAAGCCTGCGACAGGTTTTACCGCGTTTTGCGAAGAAAACGCCGAGGTCTTGCGCGAGTGCATGGAGGACTTGAAAAGACAAAATATGACAGATTGTGAAGAAGCGCACAATAAAATCAAAAAAACATACAAAAATAGATATTTTATCGCAATTAACAAATAAAAACGTCGCAGTATCCATAATAACGAGCTTGATGAACCCCAAATACTTTGCAACTGAAATAACCCACATAACCCACAAAAACAGCACAAAAGAGACGAAAACGCACGAAATCAAACAAATAAAACGATATGACGAAGAAGAATTAGAAATTTGCAAAAAAATACTGAAAATACCCACGTATTTTCTCTTTTTCTCTCCCATTCGTAAATTCAACTTCTTGAATATCTCTGAAAAATACATTTTGGTTTATCGAGAGGAATTGCAGTCGTTCTCTGATTTTTTCGAAAAATGCGCTGAAAAAGAAAGAATTTCGCGTATATTCACATCATACGGCCATTTAATACGCGCATCTCAGATATTAAACCAATACGGAATCGTCTATGAAAATTACGATAAAATCGGATTTAATCGCCAAAATCAACCCATTTTATTTGATTTTGAGAGAAATCGTGCAAAAATGCAATATTTGCCGATTGAAGCACATATTTTGGCCTTTCTAGAGAAAAACGATGTATTATCCTTGTCCAAATCAAATATTGAAGAAATTTGTGGAACTTTTTTGAAAATGTATCCATTCAATCATAAAAGGCCTTCGCAGAGAGAATGTGTGAATCTGTTTGTCTCTCTCATCAATAAGCCTAAACAAGTTATTATGGATGAAATCGGAAAATATAAGAATACGTGGAATAATTATGGAATAAGCTACGTATTTTTAGAAATGTTAAGTTATATGAGCAATGAGATGCCGTCTTTTTTTGTGAATGTGTTATTTGAATGCGTTAGCGTCGATTTTAATAGACGCTGTCTCTCGGACAAGGTTTTACAGAAGCTAGAGATGCGCAACGAAGTTTAACGCTTCTTGGATTTGCGCGACTTTCTGGACTTCTTGGACTTTCTAGATTTACGCGCCTTCTTGGTCTTCTTGCCGCTAGATTTGGCCTTGGGGGACGCGGAAGCTGCAGGGGCGGCTCCGTCTTTCTTCCATTCGCTCTTACGCGCACTAGCAGCCTTCATGGCCTCGCTCAATGAGCCGTAATTGCCCTCCTTCTTAATACGCTTCACGAATTCAAACCATTTCTCTCCCATTTATATACTATTGCTAGATTAAAATCAAAAATATCGGGTTTTAGTAAAATATTACTCGTTTAATTTAATTATACGTATATAATATATAAATGTCTGAAATAACTGACATAGAGGAGATGCGTATTGGAAGCACGTACGTACTTCGCCCCAAAAGTGATTTTGCACAGGAAATAAAATTTCTTTTTATTGAACCTATTGGCTCGGATGGTATGAAGGTTAAAATATGGAAGACCGGGCAGATTATCGACTTTCCAAATGTTATGGATAAATTTAAGATTATGACTCAGCTCGCGCCTTTTAACCCTAGCAGTTTAAATAGTGATCGCTATATCCCATGGATGGGTGGATCAAAGAAGCGAGCATATGGTGGCCGAAAACGCAAAACTCGGTGCAAAAAATCATCAAAAAGAAGATGTAGAAAATCATCCCGACGTAGAAGAAGATAATTACGTTGGATTACATGCTGTAAACCTCGTTTAAACGCCGAAATAAGAGATTTATATATTTTAATATAAGAAGTATATAAATGGCTGGCGCTGGACGGGTTGACATGAACGAACTAACCCCCGGCATTGAATATACTTTTATTCTTAATGATGGAAATCGGATTTATGGCATGTTGGAGACGTATTTAGGTAATAATGGTATTCCGCGCAGGGCGGTAAGACTTTATAATAATTCACGACGCAACGGGGTTCTACAGCAAGGGGCTACTACTATTTCTTTAGATTTGGTTAATCGTGTAGTACAAGGTTATGCAATCCAATGGCCTCCAAGAGAAGGCATCCCTCAGCCAATCATCCAACCACAACCAGCATATGTGGAGGGTATGCGACCTTCTGAACGATTTATGAAACATGGCTGGAAAGCTCGTGGTGAAAGACATATAGATGCTATTCATACTCGTAATCCTAATGATGCTAATATTAATCCAGATACTTATATTGATATCAGAAATGTAAATCGTAATACAAAACCGCGATCTAGTTATTATTCTCCAGAAGAAATAGCAAATATGCGGGCACAAATAAAGAAAGCAGAGTGCCCGATTTGTTTTGATGAAATTAATGATGATACGTGTAGAGTTTGTTTAAACGGACATAAGTTTCATTTGACGCATGAGGGTCAAACTATACCCATTACTGAATGTCCGGTATGTAGGGTCGCGCCACCTTTCTATCGTTGTAATGGAAATTACAATGACATCATGAGTGGTGGAAAAAAACAAAAGGTTAACCGGAAAAGGTCAAGAAAATCCCGTAGAAAATCATCCCGACGTCGGAAATCGTCCAGACGTCGGAAATGTTAAAAAAATTGAATTGAATTGATATAATTATTCTAATACAACATTATATCAATTCAATTATGACAGAATTTACTCGTTATTTATATTTGAAGGAGGAGGTGGAGGTTGCAATGCTAATGTCTCTCTTGCATGGAGACAAGGAGAGAGCATTGTTTTGGGCGTATGAGCTATACTACAGCGGTTTAGTAGATGGCCTCTTGCTGTCATTGTGGAGAATCTATTACGAATTCTACGCAATGCTCAATCCAGCACTAGAAACTTATCTAAAGAAAAAACAAGCAGAAATAGCTTCCAAAGAAGAGACGGGACATTTCGTCGGAATCTTTGTTCACAATTTATTGATTCGCAAATACACTCTAGACGTTTTCATGTTGAGAGAAGTATCGGTCAATATTGAGTTGGACGAAGAGGACTCAAAATTGAGCTTGGAGGAGCGGTTCGCAAACAACAACTACGAAGCAATTGCACATGCCATGTTCGATGCATGCACCAGCGTGGAAGATTGCGAATCAATAGTAGCCGTTGCAACAACCTACTTCAAGTCTCAAGGCATCAAAAATCCCAAGCTATTGAAGGACTTGCGCGTTGAAGGCCTTCACCCAGCTATTGTACTCATGTCAAGAATCATGCATTATTATGCAGACCTAAACAAAAATAAAAATAACATTAAAATGGGGAAAAACCTATACTTGGTGGTTGAGCCAGAAGAAATGAACGCATACAAGACGATTAAAGCGAACTATGATCTCTCACCAAACAAAATACTTCAAAAGGCGGTCATTTATTCGCCAATCGACCACGGATACTATTATGTGCACTTGTTCAGAAACGATTATACTCGTTCAGCAACCATTTTGGACGACTACAGAAGTAATTGGTTGTATTATGCCGCAAAAAGCACGCCCATCTGGCAAGAACGGCTTGCGGAATATGGCGGACAAGTCGACGAGGAAACTGGATGGATCCGCTGGGGCGACGATGACGGCGAAGAGTTGTTTTATGAGGCATATGGGTACGATCCTGAAGAACAGCCGGTAGAATTACTTTATCGCAACATTCCGCCGACGGAACCAAGCAAGAATATTACATGGCGCGCGTTTTATAACAAACTCGCAGATTCGCGCCCGCGTCTATACACTCCCCACCCAGACATTCTAGAGGCACTTGAATAAATGATTGTCTTACCAATCATATCCCAATTCAACCTCGAGAGAGAAAGAGAAGTCCATGCAGTTTAAATCAAGTAATTCGCCATACTGATTGCGCAGTTCTATTTTGAGTCGCTGTAGATTCACGGGGCCAAAATACTCTCTTTTTTTCTCAATAAAATCGCTGCCGTTATCGAAACAAATGTGGAAGCTATTGCTTGTTAGCGGGATCATGGCGAGAATATTATTTCCAATATAACTTTTTGAATACATGGCGAGAATATTTTGCGACTGAGAGTGGTTAAAGTCGTTCAAGATGAAATAAATATAATCAGATGCGACGCTATTATATACGGCTTCAGACGTATACACCGCCGATCCGTGGTATTGTATTTGACGAAATCCCAGAATCCAGCCGAGTGTGCTATTGAAGTCGATGGACTCTACATCCTTGAGAAAATTCATTGAAAACACGTTGCGATTGTTCATAATAGTAATCTTTTGCGTGGTTTCATGTGCGATGACTTCAAACCGCGGTGGATCAATGTCTAATTGTTCATTGATTTCTTTCTGCAATGTGGTCGCCAACTGAGATAAACTATAATTTCCGTCGGGTAGCATAATCGGCCCCGAAGCAGTGGGTCCATCTCCACATTCTGTTATGTAAAAAAGATTATTCATCTTTGCTTTTGAAAAGCAATACAATACATTGGGAAGTTGGATTGAAGAGAGACGCACAGAGAGAACATTCTTGAACTGATACGGCAACACTAGGCTGAAATCAGTAGATCTTGTATTCTTGTAATCTTCTCTAAATAGCGAATTCAATATAACTGTTTGGGCAATCGTTTTTCGTTTCAAATTGTTCAAATTGCTGCGCGCGACATTCGTCGGAAACGTCTCCACTGGATTCAAGTATTTGTTAGGGTTTAATTTATCATTAAAGCTGGTTGTCTCTTGGTTTAAAACAAATGAGTTGCCACCCGCTTCAATAACGCTCGTTTGATTTACCACCTTGCCAACGTCTTCTTTTATTACAAAAGTTTCAGGTTCCAAATCCTCGCTATTTTCCAACGTTTTGTCCAACTCTTTTCTTAAACGGGCGACTAGTTTGGACTTTGCATTCTTTATAAACGTAATAAATTTGCTTTTGTGCTCAACAGGATATTTCTTGTCGTTGCTGATGACGTTTATTATTTGTTTTTCGCTTTTCAATATTTCATTTAATGAATATGGGGCAACAACTTTTAAGAACGCCTCTAATTCAGATAACGTATAATTATTTATATTCAAATCCAATTCAGTACTCATTATACATAACTTATAAAAAAATATCGTTAATTAAATGTATTACAAAAAAAATTGATTTGGTTTGAGGCATATCTAATTATAATATATAGAATAATATAAGATGGTAAAGAATACATCAGGAGGAAGCAAGAGCAAGGGCATGGCCCGTAAGAATGTGAATGGTGCAAAGCAGCCCTCAAAATTACGCGTTATCGCCGAAGAGGGTGAGCTATTTGCAGTCGTGGTTAAAATTTTGGGAGGGTCAATCTGTTCCGTTGTTGGTATGGACAATGTAGAACGTCATTGTCATATTCGTGGTAAGTTTCGTGGAGGCCATCGTCGTGATAACATGCTCAAGGCAGGAACGTTGGTCTTGGTGGGTGATTGGGGTTTTACGTCTTCAAAAGCAGGCAAGGCGCCGGAATGCGACTTGTTAGAAGTGTATTCTGATGTTGAAAAAGAGCGACTCAAGAAGAGCGTTACAAACGTGAATTGGAGCTTTGCAAATGTCGCAGATTCAAAATCAACTGATGCGTTTAGTATGGATGATGATACGCTGATGTTTTCAAATGATTCGACACAGGATGAATATGCTGCGTTGATGAAAGCCGCGATTTCTGCACAATCTAAGGGCGCCAAGACGACAATTGCATTTGATGCGGATGACGGCAAGGTTGATATTGATGATATTTAAAATCGTCGCTTAAAAAAATAAACTCAAATAAAAACGCAAATAAAATAAATGATAAAAATGTATATATTTTCTTTTGTTATTTTTATCATTTCACTTGATGGTTGGTGTAATATGTTGTCGGCGATTCAAGAGTTTACGAAACTCAATTAATTCGCGTCATGCATGTATTACTCTTCTTGCACGAACCATCTTATTTATCCACGGAACCCCTTTTTAAAACCCTTGGGTACGATTTGTTGCTGACTCTTGGTTCCTGTGCGTCAGGGTTTTATCCGTTTTCTATGTCCAAAATGTTGCTGATTTTTTGCAATTATAACATCATTTTGCGAATAATTTCTATTTTGATTGCATTGCATAGGCATATCATCGTCATCATCAAAAAAATCGGCTATGCAAACCTTACGAGAAAATGACTGAGGAGGTGCGGCGCTAGCTTCAGGCATTTATATAAAAATAAGCGCAATTATTTTTATATATATTTCCGTCATATACAAATTGGGTTTGTGAATTTCAATGGTATAAACCACACTAACAAGAACAAAAAAAATAACACACACCTTATTTTTTTTGTTTTTTAACTCTCCTATAGCATATATATTTTTGCAACATATGGGTATCTGAAATCATAAATATGAATATCAAAAGACATCGCTCCACTTGCATTTTTTACTAAATTGTACTAGCTAGTACTCGGATAGGAGAAGTAGAGATTATATACAATGGGAGGCCTCCCAATTAAGTATTCAAATTAACCTTTATATTGTTATTCAACCAATTTAAATAAATCTCGCGATGGAATAATAACTAGATAGCTAATATATTTAACTATGTTTAGAAATAAAAACAGACATTCACTTCAGCCAGTCAAGAAACAATTTAGCATGAATGCGGAGGATTTTCCTGATATAGCTCCGTCATCTGCCTCCAGCAACGACGCAACAAAGCCTCTAAAGAGCGTTGTGGACATGGACTTTAAAAATTGTTATAAACCCCCTCCGCCGGTTGTAAGCGTGGAAAATACCCGAGAACCTGGATGGTTATATGGGTTTGGTCAGAAGAATCCACACAAGATTTGGTTTGAAAATGACAAACGCGATGTGGTGGAAATTGACAAAATACCAAATATCAACGATGACTCGCCATCCGTGGAAGAATTGCTTGCCGAATACTGCAGAGAATGGGAAAGGTACAAAGAAGAGTATATTGAATTGAATGGATACGAAGACTTTGAAAGAACGTTCATATCTCCGCGAATTAATTATGAGGATGATGTCGATGAGATGGATTACGAGGAAGAGGAAGATGAGGAAGAGGTAGATGAGTTCGACGAATACGGAGACGCATATGATGATTACTATGACAAGTAGTCCTCTGTATTTGTTTTGATTTGATTTACGTTAAATAATACATTCAAATATATGTCGTCATTATAATCATGACTGATGACGAAAATGACATATTAGATACAGATTGGATAACTAAATTTGAAAATATAGATAAATCTTATAATATTTTTTATTTAGATGATGTGCATAGCATCAAAGTTAAATGTGTATATATCAATAGAGAAAACGAAATAGAAAAAATGAAGCAAGAAAATATAGTGCTAGGAAAGCCAAACTATCTTTCTAGGGAAGAGGTAATGGGGATTATAAAACACAATATTCATGGCAGATATGGATTATTGTCAATATTAAAATATAATATCAATTTGGATCCTGCTAACGTAAAGTCTTTTGTTACATCAAGACAATACGAAGAGACCTTTTTAACAACTATAAAAAACATAGACGCAATTACGTGGGACATGACAATCTCCATGTTTCAAGATTTAAATGAGGTAATATTCTTTTTTTATGAAAAAAGTGGTTCTCATACGAAGAACGCAACAAGGAAAATCTGGTTGCAAAAACAGCTAAAGGCCAAAAAAACTATTCGTGTACAACCACAACTATAGGATTATAAATAATTATATAATGCGTAATGAATTTAAATATATCATCAAGAATATATTTAGATTTGAATGAAGAAGGTTGCGTTGATTACTGGTATCACTGGCCAAGACGGCTCTTATTTGGCGGAACTTTTATTGGAGAAAGGTTATGATGTTTGGGGAATCATCCGCAGGGCATCTAGCATTAACACGCAACGCATTGAACATATTTTTAAAAAGATTATTTTGAGATATGGCGATCTTACCGACGGAATCAATTTGTTGAATGTTTTGGTGGAGATTAAGAATAAATATTGTGATAGTGCAGACTTTGATCGGTTGGAGGTGTATAACTTGGCCGCAATGAGTCATGTAAAGGTCTCCTTTGAGATTCCCGATTACACTTGCAGTGTGGACGCAGCGGGAACGTTGAGAATGTTGGAGTCCATCCGTAATTGTGGTATCCCGAACGAAAAGGTTCGCTTTTACCAGGCGTCTACTTCCGAGTTGTATGGAAAGGTTGTGGAGGTGCCTCAAAAGGAGACGACGCCCTTTTATCCGCGCTCGCCCTATGGAGTCGCCAAGTTGTATGGCTACTGGATTACCAAGAATTATCGCGAATCGTATGGCATGTATGCATGCTCAGGGATTCTTTTCAACCATGAAAGCCCGCGTCGCACACACAATTTCGTGACGCGTAAGATTACGATTGCCTTGGGGAATATCTTGCGCGGAACACAGGATAAATTGGTGTTGGGTAATTTGAATTCGTTGCGTGATTGGGGGCATGCAAAGGATTATGTGCGCGGGATGTGGTTAATTTTGCAGCAGGACGCACCAGATGACTTTGTGCTTTCGACCAACGAGTATCATAGTGTGCGTGAATTTGTAGAGAAGACGTTCAAAATGCGTGGATTTGATATTAAGTGGAAGGGTGAAGGTGTCGATGAAGTGGGGTATGATGAGAAGACTGGTCGCGAACTTGTATTTGTATCTGAGAAGTACTTTCGTCCTGCCGAAGTGGAAGAGTTGTTGGGAGATAGCACCAAGGCGCGCACACAATTAGGATGGTCGCCAGAATATACTTTTGATACACTTGTTCAAGAAATGGTGGATTGTGATTGTAAGTAAGTAAATCCCACCCAGATAAATACTTGTAAAAAAATTGAAATGCTTTTTAACTTATTAAAACAATGTATAACTAATTAAAGATGAATACGACAACCAAGTGTTTTGCTGTAATGAATGGATTGCCTGTGTATAATGGGCGCGCAAAGGTAGATAATGTTATTATAAACGATATAATAACATATAGAGTGGGTGGCAAATGGATATTTTCAGTGGTTACTGGCACCACACCATCGGCAATCAGCGTGGATGATTTGAATTCTGAAATTACTGCTGATTCTGTGCGCTTTTATTGCAAGAAGAATGTGAAAAACCCCATTACGAAGGGTAAGCTTACAGATGATAGGAGCATCTTTAAAGTTGCCAATATAACATACTTATAATCTGGATTGAACAAGGAAAAAACAAATAAAAATAAAATAAAAAGTGAGACCATTTTAGTTGGGGGTGGTCAATACCTTTTTTTATACGCTGACACGTCGTGTTCTTGACTGGCCGTGTTTGTATTGACGTCTTGATTTATTTGCTAAAATATACGCCTTTTTTTTGTGATCGCATCCTGCGTTTATGATGTCATAATCCACGGCAGCCGCTTTTCCAGCGGTAAGGGAGCTTGCTAATCGCGCAACCCCCCATGATTGAGCCGTCTGGTTTGGTCTTGAACCCGATGAAAAATAGGCGCCTTGGCCCTTTTTTACAATCTTGTTCAAGGCGGATAAACTGCAACCGGTCTTTCGTGCTAATTCTTTGCTCGGGGTTAAATTCTGTATGTTGTATATTTTACGCGCCTTTAATATATGCTTTGACGTCTTATTTTTATATGACGCCAAAGGTTTGCGCGTGTAGTACTGGTGCTTTGTTCTATATAATTTTCTAGATTTCATCAACATTTTGATTTGTTTTTGTTTGTCCTTTTTTGTTAATGTGGACGGCAAATATCTAACTGGGAATTTCATATATTATACATTTATAATATTTTTTATTTAACCCCCCCTGTATTTTACGCATTTTTAATAAGATAATTTTTTATACTTATGGTCATGCGAAATATTTAATGAGACAGAATGTATTTTTTCTTGACCAATTGCATAAGCCATGATTCTTTCATATATTCCTCCTATATGACCGAAATGAGAAGCATTTGGGCGTTGAATACACCATGGATATAATTTATCATATAATTGTGTGACCCACTTCATTATTTTTTCATAATTTTCTATAGTAATAACATAACTATTACATAGTGGATATTGTGAGTCCTTAATAAAATATTTATTGTAATATTTTTCATAGTCATCAATTATAAAATTAAGTGTATTTGGTTCATTCCATGTACGATAACTACAAAAATTAAAATCGAAATTACCAATATTAAAACAAGTATGTCCTTGGGTTATATTTTGTTTTAAAAAATCTATTATATTATCATTAAATATCATGTCATATTGAAAAAATCCAATATGCTTATAATTTTTGTGTAAATTATTAGCATATACATGATATATTGCTGAATTTTCATTATACCCTCTCTCTTGAAATGTATTATCATAAATAGGTAGATCCCATTCATTGATAACCTTGTATTTATTTTGTGTGTAGATTTTTGGGATATTTTTATTTACTGCTATAAATGTAAAATATTCATATAATACATCATCTGGTATATTTTTATAACAATCATCAAAAATATTTTTATGAAATACAACAAAAAGTTGAATATTGTTCATTAT